CATTTCAATGATATACATGGATGAGTTTGCATTTGTTGAACCACAAACCAAAGCACAAGAGTTTTGGACTTCACTATCACCTACACTGTCAACTGGTGGTAAATGTATTATTACATCAACACCAAACAATGATGACGATGTGTTTGCTGGTTTATGGAGAGGTGCAAACAAACGTGTTGATGAATATGGTCAACCAACACGAGACGGCACAGGCATAAACGGTTTCAAAGCAATTAATGTGCATTGGTCAGAGCATCCAGACAGAGATGAAAAGTGGGCCAAAGATGAAAGAGCCAGAATTGGTGAAGAAAGATTTAGACGAGAACACGACTGTGAGTTTATTGCATTTGATGAAACTCTTATCGATGGATTAAAATTAATTTCGTTAGTAGGAAAAGATCCGTTGTACAAAACAGGTCAGGTTCGTTGGTATGAAAGACCAAAAAAAGGAACAACATATGTTGCGGCACTAGATCCAAGTTTAGGAACAGGTGGAGACTATGCGGCCATACAAGTTTACAGTGTACCAGATCTAAAACAGGTAGCCGAATGGCAACACAACAAAACTTCTTTACAAGGTCAAGTGCGAACACTGTTGGGTATTTTGAAAGATTTAGATTCACAACTCAAAGAACAAGGTTCTGCTAGTCCCGAAATATACTGGACTGTTGAAAATAATGCACTAGGTGAAGGAGCAATTGTGGCCATTGAAGAAATGGACGAAGCCAAGTTTCCAGGATTCTTTTTACATGAGCCAAGACGTGCTGGACAGCAACGTAGAGATGTACACAAAAGAAAAGGTTATAATACTACACACAAAGCAAAAATAACAGCATGTTCAAAACTCAAACACTATATTGAAACTGAAAAAATGACTCTTAACAGTCGTAATTTGATTAGAGAATTAAAACTGTTTGTGGCCAGAGGAAACACATACAGTGCTAAAATTGGCGAAAATGATGATTTGGTATCAGCAACATTATTATGTTGTCGTATAATTGCATATTTGGCCAAATATGATCCTGTTTTTGAACAGAGTCTTGGCGAAGATTCTGGGTATGATGATGAAGATGGCAGTGTAACACCTATGCCAATGATAATATAAGCATAAATAATGTTATGGCAGTAAATTACAACTCAGTTGCAGAAAAAGTTTTTAAAGTCTTAAAAGGTTTTGGATTACCTGTTAAGATGTTTGATAGTTCTGATGGCAACGAAATAGCAGATCCTAATACAGCAAGATTCTTTTTTATTGCCCAACCCAACATGATGATTAATGTTGATGATCAGAACAACGAGATTAAAATGCATAAAGGTCCAGAAAATAGCGAAGATATGCAAAAATTAACAGACTCATTACGCAGTATAGCAAAAAATAACCTGTTAGACTTTGATTTACGTGAATTTGGAAAGGAAATTAAGCCCAAAAATTACACTTTTAGGTTAAATACAAATACTATGTCAGACAATATTCAAACAGAAGGCCTATCAGCACCGATTGGCACAACAAAAACCAGCTCACAGCATCTTGAAGGTGCCAAATTATTAATTAAACACAGAAAACCTGTAAACGAAGAAATTCCAGGTTCAAGATCAAGAAACATCAAAGCATTATACGTTGAAAATGCAGATGGTGAAAGATTCAAATATCCATACATTCATTTAAATGGTGCTCGAGCAATGACAAGACATGTACAAGCCGGCGGAACACCTTACGATGAAGTAGGTCAATCAATTACTGGAATGAGTGAGCAGTTGAGTAAAATTAGAGAAGTAGTTAATATTGCTAGACGTTCTGCACAGATGCAAGAACAAGCCGGTTCAATTATAAACAGTTTATTAGCAAGACAAGACAGATTAAGAGAAACTGTAAGAAGATTAACAACAGCAGAAGGTTATTCACAATACGCAGAAACATATACAGCTCCGGTAACTAAACAATTAGAGCAAAACACAATTGATGAAATGAAAAACAAATTTACAGTTTCAAACATTGACAACAGAATTACAGAATTATTACCTTTGATTCATGAAATACATGATGAAGAAATCAACGACACAGACAGTTTAAGAAACAGAGTTTTACAGAAACTAGATAGTCCAGTTGAAATGCATCCAAGAAATCAGTCACAGTCAGATTATGATCCTAGCAAAGTTGCACAGTTCAGTGACAAGCGAGCCAAAGTTGCATATAGACTTGGTGATCTAGCGGCAAGAGCCAAAGACGATGAAATCTCAATCTATCTTGCAAGAATGAGTGACAAATTTTCTGGAATGGATGTTGAAAAAGAAAAACCAGAAGACATTGACACAATCAAATCTATCATTGCAAAAGTACAAGAACCTAAGCCAGCAGTGGCAAACAGTGAAAGTGTCACAGAAAACAAAGAACTTAAAGAAGTTACAGAATTGACAGAATCATTTGATAGAATTTTAGGAATGTTTTCTCCAAATCATGTTGCACAACATGAAGATGAAGTAGAAGAAAACACACTAAGCACATATGCATCACAGCAAGAACTAACAAAAATGTTGCAAAATTCTATTGAAAAAGCAAAAGAGCTACAACGTATTCAATTAGATCCGCACACAGCAAAAGATCCAGAACTACAAAAAGAATTAATGAAGCGTAAAGCAGAATTAAATGATGAAGTTCATAACATCAAAGCCAGAATGGCCGACATGGGGATCAAAAAAGAAAACACAGTAGAAGAAGATAATGCATTTAACACAGCGGCGGCCCAGGCGGCAGTAGCTGGTAAAAAAGAATTTTCATTTAATGGTAAAACATATCCAGTAAAAATGAGCAAAGAAGCGGCACAGAAACTTTTAGATGAACAAGCAGTTGAAGAAGGTCGTTTAAAAGATGAAAGAGAAAACATGGAAGCCGATGCTTCTGATATGAGCAAAGAAGAATTTGTCAAAGCACACGGTGAAAAATATGCTCATATTTGGGACAAAGTTCAAAACGAACTAAAATACGGCACAGACGAAAGTGTTGAAGAAGGTCGTGTAAAAGACTGGTTACTAGATATGGAAGCAGATGCGGCGGCTATGTCAAAAGAAGAATTTATCAAAGCACATGGCGAACAGCATGTTGATATCTGGAACAGAGTACAAAAAGAAATGGATGGTGATTACGAATACATGCCAGAACCAGAATTTGAATCAACAGAAAACAACACACTAGCAAGAATTATAGAACTTTCTGGTTTAAGAAAATAATTTTTCAAAAACCGGTTGACATTTATCTAAAAGATAAATATAGTAGTGCTTAATGTTAGAAAACATTAAAGTACTAACAGGCAAACATAGGCAAACATAGGCTAATATAGGCAAAAAGGAGGCTAACATGGCTACACTCGCAGAAATCCGTGCTAAACTGGCGGAACAAGAAAAAAGAACCTCATCAGCAGGTACAGTTTCAGACAATGCAATTTATCCATTCTGGAATATTCCAGAAGGAACAACTTCCACACTTAGATTTCTACCAGACGGAAACACAGAAAACACATTTTTCTGGGTAGAAAGAGCAATGATCAAATTACCATTTCCTGGTATTAAAGGTCAAGCAGATACAAAACCAACTCTTGTACAAGTTCCTTGTATGGAAATGTTCAATGAACCATGTCCGGTACTAGCAGAAGTTAGAACTTGGTTCAAAGATTCAAGTCTAGAAGACATGGGTAGAAAATATTGGAAAAAGCGTTCTTATATTTTCCAAGGTTTTGTTGTAAATTCAACACTAGATGAAGAATCGGTACCTGAAAATCCAATTAGACGTTTTGTAATCAATCCATCAATCTTTAACATTATTAGATCAGCATTAATGAATCCAGATATGGAAGATCTTCCAACTGATTATGAATCAGGAAGAGAATTTAAACTGACTAAAACTGCTAAAGGTGGTTATGCAGATTATTCAACTTCAACTTGGAGCTTCAAAGCAAGATCACTAGACGAGACAGAAAGATCAGCAATTGATCAACATGGTTTGTTTAATCTTAGTGATTATATGCCAAAGAAACCTTCACAAGATGAGCTAAACATTATTCAAGAAATGTTCAAAGCAAGTGTTGATGGAGAGCTTTATGATCCAGATAGGTTTGGACAGTATTACAAGCCAGCAGGTTTGAACACTGGTAATTCAAACACATCTAATACTACAGCAAATGCAACAACAACAGCACAACCAACACCTGCTGTTGAAACTGCAACTGCTCAACCAACGGTTCAACCAACTCCTGAACCTGCAAATGCTAGTGTAACAGAATCAGTTACAGTAGCAGAAAAACAACCTGAGTCACCAGCACCAGCACAGCCGGCAGAAACTGGCAAAGTTGCCGCTGATGATATCTTGGCTATGATTAGAAATAGACAAGCTAACAAAGGTTAATGTATAATTATGAGCGTGAGGAAACTCACGCTCTTTCTTTAGGAGGTAAAAATGGTAAGACCGTTTGACGTAAGTAAATTTAGAACCAGTCTAACAAAAAACATTCAAGGCATTAGTGTAGGTTTTGAATCTGACCCAAACACTTGGGTATCAACTGGTAATTATACACTAAATTATCTAATCAGTGGTGACTTTCAAAGAGGTATTCCTTTAGGTAGAGTAACCATGTTAGCAGGTGAATCAGGTTCTGGTAAGAGTTTGATCGCATCTGGTAATCTTATTAAAAATGCACAAGAGCAAGGTATTTTTTGTGTGGCATTAGATTCTGAAAATGCATTACACGAAGATTGGTTACAAGCACTAGGTGTAGACACGAACCCAGATAAACTGCTTAGAATTAATGTTGCTATGGTAGATGATGTTGCTAAAATTATCAGTGATTTTATCACAAACTACAGCAAAGAATATGATAGTAAAGATGAGTCTGAAAGACCAAAGATTCTTTTTATTATTGACAGTTTAGGTATGTTGCTAACACCAACTGATAGAGATCAGTTTGAAAAAGGTGACATGAAAGGTGACTTAGGAAGAAAAGCCAAATCGCTGACTGCATTGATTAGAAACACAGTAAACCTTATTGGAAATTACAATATTGGTTTAGTAGCAACTAACCATACATATGCTTCGCAAGATATGTTTGATCCAGATGATAAAATATCAGGTGGACAAGGATTTGTGTATGCAAGTTCAGTTGTGGTTGCTATGAAAAAACTCAAACTAAAAGAAGATGAAGATGGTAATAAAATTTCTGATGTTACAGGTATTAGATCAGCTATTAAGGTTATGAAAACTAGATTCAATAAACCGTTTGAATCTGTTCAAGTCAAAATACCTTATGAATCAGGAATGGATCCATATTCAGGATTAGTTGAGCTTTTTGAGAAAAAAGGTTTGTTGGTCAAAGAAGGCAACAGATTAAAATATGTTGACCTTGAAGGCAAAGAACACAAATACTACAGAAAGCAATGGACTGGTGAAAATCTTGATTTAATCATGTCAGAATTTAATCAACAGGTAAAACTAAATAACACCGAAGGAGCAACAGTTGAACATGAAGACACAAATGGAGGCGGAGATGCTTCTTGAAGCATGGCAAAAACTGATAGAATATGTGCCAGCTAAAGACAAAGTTGACGCCGCAAGATCATATGTAGCTTTAATCGACGATTACAATCTTGACGAAGCATCGTTACAAGAACTCAAAGATAATGACACATATCTTGAAGCCGCAATTCAAGACTATTATGATGAGTTAGAAGACGAAGAAGATCAAGATTGGGACAGTCAAGAGGACTGGTAATGCCACAGGGATGGTATAATCAAGTTTCAGCAGACCTTGGCAAAATTGTTGATTGTATTGATTTTTACGAAACACAACTAGAAGAAGCACGAGTTGAATGTGGGCTTTCTGGTAACATTGAAAAAAATGCTACCAGAATACCCGGCATTGTTGAGCATCGTTTTAATCAATTACAAGAAATTGAAGCAATACTAGAATTTCTCAACATACAATTAAGAAAAATACGCAGTAAACACTATAAAAAATATTTAGAAAGTTATCAACGAGCATTGACCAGTCGTGATGTTGAAAAATACATAGACGGCGAAGACGAAGTTGTTGACATGACAAATATTTTAAATGAGTTTGCACTTTTAAGGAACAAATATTTGGGTCTCATGAAAGCTATTGATTCTAAACAGTTTCAGATTAATAACATTGTCAAATTGCGAGTAGCAGGGCTTGATGATGCTGAACTGTTTGCAAAAAAATAACTTTTGTGTTAATATTACATTATGCAAAAAGCAATCTTACACATTAGAGATGAAGTAAATGTCAAGTTTGAAGGACTTGATGTTGCTACAAGGCGAAAAATTTCTGACAAATTAAAATATTTTGTACCTTATGCTTATCATCTCCCAGCATATAAATTAGGAAGATGGGATGGTTTTATTAGATTCTGTGATATAGGTGCAAGAACATATCTTAACCTTATTGAAAAAATACTGCCTGTTGTTGAACAACAAGGATATGAAATCGAAATTAAAGATGATAGAAACGACTGGAACTTTGAGTTTAACAAAGTCGATGCCATGTACTTAGCTAATATGACTTGGCCAAAAGGTCATCAACTTGATGGTGAGCCAATTGTACTTAGAGACTATCAAGTTGATGTGATTAACAATTTTATTGCCAATCCTCAAAGTCTACAAGAAGTAGCAACCGGTGCCGGTAAAACAATTATTACAGCATCGTTGAGTAAACTCTGTGAAAAATATGGCAGAACAATAGTTATTGTGCCAAACAAAAGTTTGGTTTCACAAACAGAAGAAGATTATAAAAATATAGGTTTAGATGTAGGTGTGTATTTTGGAGAAAGAAAAGAATTAAATCATCAACACACAATTTGTACTTGGCAAAGTCTTAACGTACTACACAAAAAAACAAAGAAACAAGAATCTGACTTTCCTATTGATGAATTTTTAGATGGTGTAGTGTGTGTAATGGTTGATGAAGTACACATGGCAAAAGCAGATGTATTAAAACAACTGTTAACAGGACCTTTTGCAAATGTACCAATTAGATGGGGATTAACAGGTACAGTACCCAAAGAAGAATATGAAAAAGCCAGTTTGGTAGCAAGTTTAGGCTCTGTTATAAGTTCTCTCAGTGCCAGTGAATTGCAAGACAAAGGTGTTCTAGCACAATGTCATGTTAATGTTATTCAAACACAAGATATCCAGTCTTTTAGAAGTTATCAAGAAGAATTAACTTATTTGACAACAAACAATTATAGATTAGAATTTTTAAGTAACTTAGTTGAAGAAATAAGATCTGGCGGTAATACTTTGATATTGGTTGATAGAATCAAAACTGGAGAATTGTTAAAAGACCTAATACCAGGCAGTGTGTTTATTCAAGGTAAAACCAAAATGGAAGAAAGACAAGAAGAATATGATGAAGTTGCTACTGAACAATACAAAGTACTAATAGCAACATATGGTGTTGCCGCGGTTGGTATTAATATACCGAGAATATTTAATTTGGTTCTTATGGAACCTGGAAAAAGTTTTGTCAGAGTTATCCAAAGTATTGGAAGAGGCATTAGAAAAGCCAAAGACAAAGATCATGTACAAATTTGGGATATAACTTCTAGTTGTAAATTTTCAAAAAGACACTTAACAACCAGAAAAAAGTTTTACAAAGAAGCAAATTATCCGTATACTGTAAACAAGGTGAATTTATGAGAATATTAACAACAACAAACGAATCATACAATTTAGATTGTGTGCCAGAAACAGTAGACGATTTACAATACTGTGTATTAGACACTACAAATAAAAACAACATTGACTTCTTTTTTATTCCATTAATTTTTATGGAAACATTTTCTGCTCCTAGCATGATTATGGAAATTGGACCTTATAATGTGCAAATGCCAATTGATTGGAGTATACTAGTTGTTGAAAAAGAATTAGGACAGTGTGAAATGGTTCCATTAACCAGTTTAAATGATAGAGGTTTTGAAGCACTTGTAATTAATCCATTAACTGTTAAAATGGTAGAATCATATGAAATTAAAATTGTAAATGTATTTCAAGAAGTGAAATGGTATTTTCCAAAACTCAAACACGGGCATATAATGAGTGTTCCAGCAAAAGAAGGAAAAAACTCTCCTTGTATGTTTTTTGCTAAAGATATTAACCAAATACCCGATGTGCTTGATGTTGGAAGTTTTTTATGAGCAAACCAAATATAAACTTAAATCAACTTTTATATAATTTAGATATTGGCAAACATGATTGGTATGAAAATCTTGACAGTGAAACTAAAAAAAGTTTTTCACCTTATGTGACAATGCGTTTTGCATCAAATGTAAAAGCAAATAAAATATTACAAGAATCACATATTGAAAATGTTAATGAATTCTGTAATAAACACTTTTCATTGACACAAAAACATGGTGATGATAGTTTGCTTTTTTGGAAGTTATTGTGTTTGTGTGGCACAGGAAAAAAACAGTTTCATCCATGGCTTAAAGCACCTAAAGGCAAAGGTAAAAAAACCAAGTTGTTTGACTTTGTACAGAGTTGCTATCCAACATACAAAGATGATGAAATTGAATTACTATTAAAAGTATTAGACAACAAAGAATTAAGACAATTAGCAAAGTCATCTGGATTAGATGACAAAGAAATCAAAGCGTTGATAAAATGACATATGAATGTAAGTTTTGTAAAAAAAGTTTTGGTAGCGAAAGAACATTGATTACACATCTTTGTGAACCAAAACGCAGATGGAACAACAGAAATGAAAAAAATGTACAGTTGGCATTTCGTTGTTTTCAACACTTTTGGCGTATCACAAGCACTAATATGAAAAGTGAAAAAACTTACGATGATTTTATGACAAGCAAATACTACTTGGCATTCGTAAAATTTGCAAACTATGTGATGGGAGTATACATAGCCAGTGTAGAAGACTATATTGAATGGTTGTTAAAACAACGAATAAGAATTGACAAATGGTCAAGTGATACAGTGTATGAACAGTATATCAAAGAATTTAATGTTCGAGAAAGTGTTGATCGTGCTGTTGAAAGAACTATTTTGTCAATTAAACAATGGTCTGAAGAAAACCAAAAAGATTGGACAGCATTTTTCAAAGAAGTAAGTGTTCCAAGAGCAGTACATATGATCAGGTCTGGTAAAATATCTCCATGGGTGTTATATAACAGCAAAGGTGGATTAAAACTGTTAGAAAGTTTAAATGATGAACAGATGATCATGATTGAAGAATATGTGTCACCACCAGCATGGAGTGAAAGATTTCAAACAAGTCCAGAGGATGTTGAATTTGTTTTAAACTTAACCAAGAAAGCAGGATTATAATGAGTATGAACACAATTGACAGTTTGTTAAAAGTAGTAGCAACGTCAATGACACTCAGTAAAACCAAAAACAAAGAACTTAAAAAACAATGGTTACAATTAGAAATGATGACACAATTGGTTGAAAAAGAATTATTTAAAATGAATTTAGACACAATTGAAGGTGTGTTGCAAGATTTAGACAACACCAAAGCTAGATTAAACATGCTAGAACAATATTTTGGTGCATTTAAAAACAGATTAGAAAGTCATATTGATATAAACGAAAAAAATATGAAAGCAGTTAAAAAAAGATTAGGTTTAAAAAACAATGATTAATATTGCAAAAACAGATATTGATATAGATACTAAAGATCGTACAACATTGTTAAATCTAATTAAACATATTCCTGCAAGTATTATAAAAAACAATGAAACTAAAAAACATAATACCGGAGTATATGTCACAGATATACCGGTTAATCCATTTACAAAAACTAGCAGTATTGATTATCAAGAAGCCGAAGAGCGTGGATATTTTAAACTAGATATTCTTAATGTTAGTGTATACGAAGAAGTAAAAAATGAAAAACATCTTGTTGAATTGGTTTCTAAAGATCCTGATTGGGGCTTATTAGAACTTGAACCAGTTGTTGAAAACTTATTTCATATACACGATCATTTTGATATTGTAAGTCAACTAAAACCAAAATCAATTATTGAATTAGCAGAAGTTTTAGCAATTATTAGACCTGCTAAACGACATCTTTTAACAGCAGATATTAATACTAGAAAATCTCAAGTGTGGCAAAAACCAACAGATGGTGGCTACTATTTTAAGAAAAGTCATGCAGTTGGATATGCTATGGCTATTGTTTTACAATTAAATTTGCTAAGTGAACAAGCACAAAAAAACTAAGTTGTTTTTTTAATCAAACTAATATTTCTTCTAATAATTCGTTTTTTAAGAACATTATTCAAACTGGTAGTAGGTCCAAACACAATTTCAACATCTTTGGTGGTAAATGTTCTTAAGCAGTCTTTGAATTTAATTAGTTCTCTGTTTAAAAATATGTTTATAGGTATAGTTCTATTAGATTCCCACCACCATATATCACCTAAATCTAAAAATTCTTGTCGTAAATCAGCAGTTTTAATAAAATCGTACACATATATAGATGTTACATGTTGATCTTGATTCTGTAAAATACCCACATATTCGTCGTTAGAGTATTTGATACAGCTTAGAAACGGAAATTTGGTTTGTAAATCGGCGTAATCCATAAATATTAGTATGTCAAGTTCCAATACATTGTATGTTTATAGTAATACTTATGACCTTTCGATCTCAACGAAGTTAAATAACAGTATGCCATTATACGATAAAAATATTTTACTATACAAAGGTCTAGATAGCAAGACTAATTTTAAATTAGTCAACGACAACAATATACCTTACGATTTGTCAAATGTCACTGTGTATTTTAATATCACAGATATTGAAAACAATGAAACAGTTATTGCCAAAACAATGACAGTGTCAGATGCAGTAAGAGGAGAAGCATACGTAGAAATTACAGCACAAGAACTTTATAATATTGGTGAAGGTTATTATAATTTTACTGCTTATATACAAGATGCTAATCAGGTCCAGTCACCGGCGTATACTGACAGAGCCGGAGACATACAAGGTGTAGTTGAAATAAAATACAGTGGCCTACCAAAGTCTAGAGATACCAAAATAGCAGACACTTTTTTACCTAATTCAGGAAATACATATCAAATCAGTAATGTGCTATCAGGATCAAGTGAAAGAAATTTAACTGCTAGAAATCACACAGTGGCTATATACACAACTAATTTTACCGGTAATGTGCAATTAGAAGGTAATTTAGATGACACAGCAAGTACTGATGATAATGATTGGTTTCCAATTGCAATCAAAGGTCAAGGAACTAATGAATTAGTTTTTACTAGTGAAACCGGAGTAAATCCTTTCTTTTTTACTACAGCATGTCGTTGGATTAGAGTCAAATATTCAAGTAGTTCATCTGGAACATTTGACAAAATGCTTTTAAGAAACTAAAATCTTAGAATGTTCATTCAAAAGAACAAAAAAGAAGATCATTTAGACAAAAGAGTTTTTTCAATAATTGGAGAAGATACTTCTGAGTGTTTAAGTAGATTGTGTTTTATAGAATATGATAATTCACAAAATTTCAATGACAAGATTAAAAGACTGTGTGATATTGAAAAAGTAAGACAAATTTTAACTGGAAAAATTGTACCAATGGGGCTAGTAACAGTTGCTGAAAGTTATGTGGATAGAGGCTCAGTACCAAAAAAACAATTGACCGAATTCTTAAGAAAAATAGTTTTAAAAAATTTAACTGCTGTTTATCCAGCATCACACATTGATTTTGATGTATATAAAAAATCTGTACAAAGTTCCACAGTATGGATGGAAGATATACAACCACCAGAGGCTGATTACGCTAGTTTGTTAACAGCAATACTAGTTGCCAAAGAAAAAAACGAACTAGACACTGTCAAAATAGATAGCAATATTCTTAACAATCAGGGTTTTTCTGATTTTGCTAAAGAACATATTAATCTCACTTTTTCCAATGATGCTGATATTGTTGTTACTGATAAGTTTTTTGATTTAAAGTATGTTCAACTTTTATCAAGAACTAGATGTAAAACATTAATTTGTTTTGATGAAGTGGGTTATTTGCCCAACTCTATTCCGTTACAGTATTTAGAAAAATCAAAAATACATGTGATTCCGCCAAGTGTTACAAAACTTGGAAATTTTTTAGTTGCCGAAGGAATTTATAATAATAATAGAAACATAGAAGAAAGTTTCTATCTAACTCAAATTCTTACTAAAAATCTTAATAGTGCTCTTTGGGATTTTGCATTAAACAGCCGAGAAAACTTTCATGCAGTGGTTGAAGAAATATATGATGCAACTATTAATGATAATTTTAAAAATAGGTTTAAGTTGAAAACACAAGGTGTTGGCGCTATGAGCTATCGAGTGAAATTCTAATTGACTTTTGGCAGTTAACACACTATAATATGTGTTATGAACTTGCAATCCGTTATTGTAACTGCTATTTCTGGAAAGATGAAAAAAACTCCTTCTGGCTGGCACACTGTGAATTGTCCAATGTGTACCACTAGAGGACATGCTAGAAATGATACCAGAAATCGTGGAGGATTCAAGTTCAGTGACGTAGCCAGTTATCATTGTTTTAATTGTGGTTATAAAGCATCATTTACTCCTGGTAGATTACTAGGAAAGCGAATGCAAGATCTTTTAATTGGCATAGGGGTTCCAGAACAAAGAGTAAAAGAACTCCAATTTGAAGCTATGAAAAACAAAGATCAAGAGCAAGATATTATAAAATCATATACATCTGTTACAGATTTTAATCAAGTGAATTTACCAAAAGGATCTCAGTTGCTAGATAGAATTGTAAATGATCATAATCCTCCTGCTGATGCTGTTTATGTTTACAAGTATCTTATGGATCGTGAATTAGATTTCTACAATAAATTTTATTGGTCACCGGATCCTTATATGAAAATTAATCGTAGAGCAATTGTACCTTTTTATGCAGAAGGAAAAATTGTAGGATATACTGCTAGATTAATTGAAACGTTAGAAAACATACCAAAATATTATAGTAGTGTCCAGCCAGGTTATTTGTATAATATTGATAACTTGTATAAAGATAGAAAATATGTTATAATTACTGAAGGAGTACTAGATGCATTAAGCATTGATGCAGTAAGTTCATTAGGAAATAAGTTAACACAAGGACAAATTGATTTAATTAATGCAGTTAATAAAACTGTAATAGTTTGCCCAGACAGAGATAAATCTGGAAGTAATCTAATTGATGTTGCTTTGGAAAATAATTGGATGGTAAGTTTTCCTGAGTGGGAAACACACATCAAAGACTGTGCTGATGCTGTTAGACATTATGGTAGAATATACACATTAAAGTCAGTGATAGACAGTGCAATAAGCAACAAAGCAAAGATAGAAATATATAAGAAAATAGGAGTGCAAGATGCTAGATAGCAAGAAAAAACAACAACAACAAGTACCAAATAAACCGCCAGTTCAACCTGGCCAATTAATGTATGAAAACGGTTTAATTTATTTCAGTGATCATTTTGATAGTACAACAACCAAACCAGTAATCAATACTATTATTGAAAAAAATCTACTACCTCAAGCAGAAAGACCAAAGGAAATTACGCTAGTAATTAACTCTCCGGGTGGACAAGTTCATTCTGCATTTGCATTAATTGACACAATGAAAGGGTCAGCAATACCTATTAAAACAATTGGACTTGGCATGATTGCATCATGTGGTATCTTAACTTTTATGGCAGGTACTAAAGGAAGACGATTCATTACTCCTAATACTTCTATCTTGTCACATCAATACAGTTGGGGCAGTGCAGGTAAAGAACACGAATTATTTGCTAGAGTTAGAGAATTTGAATTAAGCACAGCAAGAATGATTGATCATTATAAAAAATGTACTGGTTTAAGTGAAAAGAAAATTAGAGAAATATTGCTTCCTGCTGAAGATGTTTGGTTAAGTGCCAAAGAAGCAGTCAAGTATGGTATTGCAGATAAAATTATAACAACATACTAAGGAGAAAGTATTGACAGTTAAACTTGTAAGTTATAGCATGGCATCAAAAGAAATGTTTAATGCAGATAGCAGTCTACGTGATTTGCAAGGACTTGTTTCTTACTGTGCAAGAGTTAGTAATCCTAGTAATCAAATGAATTCTGAAACAAGTGAACGTTTGATAAAATATCTAATTGAACATAAACATTGGAGTCCTTTAGAAATGGTCAATGTTTGTTTAGAAATAAACACTACTAGAGATATTGCACACCAAATTGTTCGACACCGGTCTTTTAGTTTTCAAGAATTCAGTCAAAGATATGCTGAACCAAAAGAAATAGGAGATCAGTTTGTTATTAGAGAAGCAAGATTGCAAGACACAAAGAATAGACAGAACTCTGTTGAAACAACTGATCACGAGCTGATCTCAGAATGGAAAACCCTACAAGAAGATATAATTTCTCACGCACAGCGAGTATATGAATGGGCAATCAAAAATGGCATAGCCAAAGAACAGGCTCGAGTAGTATTGCCTGAAGGATTAACTAAAACAAGATTATATATGAATGGCACATTAAGAAGTTGGGTACATTATATTGAGTTGCGTGGAGCAAATGGAACTCAAAAAGAGCATATGGATATTGCTCATGCTTGTGCTAAAGTTATAACAGAAATTTTCCCACTTGCAAAAAACATAACAGTATAATATAGTAGTAGTATGGCAACAGTTTACACAGACGATTTACAAAAATTATTTTTAGAATTTATGATTACAGACAGCGAATTGTTTGTAAGATGTAGAAATATTATAGATCCAAAGTATTTTAGTAAGAAGTATTTTGATACAGTAGAAATGTTTGTTGACTATGCTGAACAATACAAGTCATTACCTACAGTTGATCAAGTAAAAGCCAAATGTGAAATAGAATTAAAGCCAGTACCTGATTTAGATGACAACCAACGCAACTGGTTTTTAGATGAGTTTGAAACTTTTTGTAGACACAAAGCATTAGAAAAAGCAATTATTGAAAGTGCTGATCTTTTAGAAAAGTCCGAATATGGTACTGTAGAAGACAAAATTAAACAAGCAGTGCGTATAGGTTTAACTAAAGATCTAGGCACAGACTATTTTGAAGATCCAAGATTAAGACTAATGAAACTCAAAGATAACAATGGTCAGATATCCACTGGATGGAAAATGCTAGACAAAAAGTTATATGGTGGATTTAATAGAGGAGAACTTAACATATTTGCAGGAAGTTCTGGTGCTGGTAAGAGTTTGTTTTTGCAAAATCTTGCTATCAATTGGATAGAGCAAGGACTAAATGTCATCTACTTTACATTCGAATTAAGTGAAGAACTTAGTGCAATGAGAGTCGACTCTATGGTAACTGAAGTTCCTACAAATGAAATTTTTAAAAAAATTGATGATGTTGAAGTTGCTGTCAAAATGTATAAAACCAAACACGGAGGAAATTTCCAAATCAAATACATGCCATCTGGGTCAAATACAAATGATTTAAGAACATATGTCAAAGAGTTTGCAATTCAGAAAGGTGTAATGCCGGACATAGTACTAGTAGATTATTTAGACTTGATGTTTCCATTAAACAAGAAAATTTCTCCTGGAGATATGTTTATCAAAGACAAATTTGTATCTGAAGAACTTAGAAATTTTGCTGTGGAGCAACAGATAGTTTTGGTAACTGCATCTCAGCTGAACAGAGGAGCAATTGAAGAAGTAGAATACGATCAAAGCCATATTGCTGGCGGTATATCTAAAATTAACACAGCAGACAATCTAATTGGTATTTTTACAAGCAGAGCCATGCGTGAAAGAGGACGGTATCAGATTCAGCTTATTAAAACAAGAAGTTCGGGCGGTGTAGGATCTAAAATTGATTTAGCATTTGATGTTGATAGATTAAGAATTACAGATCTTGATGAAGATGACCAAGGATATGAATCATTACCAAGCTCTGAATCAGCACTTGCAACTATAAAAAAGAGAACAGCAACAGTACAAGACAACAAAAATTCAAACACTGTAGTAGCAGAAAAAACTGAATTTAGCAAAGGATTACGTGATATAATTAGGTCTCAAAGCCAGGTTTTCGATGATACAGAATAAAACACATAGAAATCTGTTTGTTTTTTATATAAATATTAATGAGGCAAGATTATGAAAAAAAACACACGTTCAATACTAGATGAAATTAGCAGAGTTGTACCTAGTACAGACATAAATTCTATTGTAGAAACTCGTGCTAACCATGTTATTACCTCAGCAATTAACATTACTAAAATGATTTATGAATCATATGATGAAACAGTAGCAGACGACTTAGTAAAAAGATTTATAAACAGTATTAAAACACAAGATTTTAGAAAGTTTGAGCGTGGTATAAAAAAGTTGAACGAGTCCAATGAAAGCTAATGATCTACTTGTCGAAAACACCAATCTTCATTTAACACATCTTGAAGATCTAGCACTGTTTCAAGGAAAAACAGGTGCATTACGAGCCTTAGACTTTTTAAAAAATTTAACTGAATTAGCCAAATCAAGTAGTCCTAAAAAATTCAATGTCACTATCAAGTGGGATGGATCACCTGCAATTTTTTGTGGAACAGATCCTAGCGATGGAAAGTTTTTTGTAGGTACAAAAGCAGTTTTTAATAAAGATGCCAAGCTCAATAAAAGCATCAAAGACATTGATACAAATCATGCTGATACTACAAAGCAAGGTGAAGTACAAGACAAAAGCGGACTGAGAGAAAAGTTAAAAGTTGCATTTACAGAATTATCTAAATTAGGAATCAAAAATGTATTACAAGGTGATTTGCTTTTTACAAAAAATGACCTTAAAACAATCAACTATAAAGGCGAGTCATATATAGCATTTAAACCTAATACAATTACGTATGCTGTACCAACATCAAGCAACATTGCCAAAGATATACAACAAGCAGAAATTGGAATAGTTTTTCACACAAGCTACTCGGGTAAATCATTAGAAGATATGTCTGCAAGTTTTGATGTTGATGTATCTGATCTTAACAAAGTTTCAAGTGTATGGTTTGACGATGCTTACATTAAAGATTTTACAGGCGTAGTAAATTTAACAACAGGAGAGTATCAAGCAGTACAAAATGCTATTCAAGATGCTGAAAAGTATTTGAGTCAATCCGGAGATGTTTTTAGTTGGATTGAATCCACAGGTATTCCTGCTAAAAAGTTAAAAGAGTTAATTCACGCAAATCATAATAAAATGGTGAGAGCTGGGTCAATTGAACAAGATCCTGCAAACTTTTTTAATGGATTTGCAAACGACTATGAGCAAAGAATTGAAAAAGAAATTGAAAATTTAAAAACAGGTAGAGAAGGACCAGCCGGACAAAGAAAATTAGTAGCATTAGAACAATGGAAAAATAATTATTTTGCAAACAAAGATAAAATTCAAGCATGGTATAGTTTATGGCTAAAACTAACAGCAATCAAAAATACACTCTATCAAAAACTAAAAAACATTAAAGCCATTGATGCTTTTGATCAAAACGGCGAAGAATATGTTGTTAGAGATCAAGAAGGTTTTGTTGCAGTAGATCATGTTGGTAATGCAGTTAAAATTATTGACAGATTAGATTTTTCAAGAAAGAATTTTGCTAAAGAAGGACTAAATTTAAATTTATTAAATCAACTCACTGAAAGTCGTGCATTTAGAACAAGACAAGATATAGGCCAACACACAGCATCGCAAGTTGGTGAACTTGTATATACATATATTTTATCTTTATTGGTTATGTATTATGAATACAAATACAAAAAAATGTCACAACAATATTCCAGTAGAACTTTAAGTTATAATAATTTTGATTTTTTTAGAACAAATGGAACTGATTTATATTTGTTAACACATAGTCTTTTTGGAACTGGATCAATTGTGCAGTTTGCTGATGAGGTAGCAAGTAAAAAATATATAGAAAGATTAAGTAAAAACTCTTTTACTTTGAAACAAATTTTAGTTGAACTTAAAAATGATTCATTAAAAGATGTTCCAAGATTTTTAATTCGACTTGAAAAAGAATTGTCAATATCAAACTCTAAACTTAAAAAATCTAGAAGATTAATTAGTGACTATAGAAAGTTAAAGCAAAAAGAAAAGTATAATGTAATTATACATTTGCAACAATCACTTCGAAACCGTGCACCACGTAGTGAACTATACAGTATTTTACAAGATATGATTAAAGAAAGACAGTTAGCAGACAAGTATAGGTCTCAACAAAATTTACCAAAAAGAGTTGCCACCGGGGCAAAAACTAGTTAATATGTATTCGTACAATTCGTTAAAAAACACCTATATTCAGCTGTCTGAGTCTTTAGAAATTTATAAATTATGCACAACAATTCCTTTATCATATAACGAAGTTACAGAAACAGATAGTGAAAAAGATTTTGATCATGTTAAACAGTTAATACTAATGTATGATAAAATACTGTTTTTTACACAACCAACACAGTCTTTGAAACACAAAAATTGCTATGAGTTTATATTTGGTGTGTCACATGTGAATTTATTTGCATACAAAAAAAATGAAGTAGGAATATTACAAAATCGGTTAGATGATTTGATTTTGTTTGGTGGAATATTAAATACAAAAGGAGTAAATACAAATACATGGATTTACAAATTTAAGGAGTAATAATGGAGCAAAAAACCAATCAGATACCAGAATCAAATCAACATAGTAGTTTAGAAGCTTCAAATCTTGAAGTTCATGTGGCTTTGAGTCGTGAAAGACACGAAGAAATTAATGCACGGTTTGATCGTGCTGAAGCACACATGGATAAAATTGAAGAAAAAATGGAAAAAGGTTTTAGCAAAATTGAAAAAATAATCATGTGGACTGCTGGTACTATGTTTTTTACTCTAATGACTATACTATTAACAACAGTGTTTGGAAGAGTTGTCTAAATGAAAATATTTGAGATTATTGAAAGTACTCCACAAATATACGGAAAATACAAACAGAGTGTAAAACGAAAGTATAGATGTCAAAGTGGTCCAAGAAAAGGAAGAATAGTTGCTGACCCAAGCACTTGTTCAGCACCACTTAATATCAAAAAAAGACAAAGCATGAAAGCCACTCGAGCCAAATTGGGTGGAATACAAAAACAAAGAAGTTCTTTGACTAAAAAATATAACCCTTCTAGCAAAATTGCTAGAAAGTTAAATTTACAAGTTAAAAAATCTAGAAAAGCCAAACCAAGGATATTGAAAAAATAATGTTAATCAGTGATTTAATTGATGTAACTGAAGCCAAAATGATATTTGGTAGAACCGGTAAAAAGGTTGTTAAAAAATATCGTTGTAGTTTTGGCCGTAAAAAAGGAAGAATAGTTTCAAATCCAAGTGTATGCTCTGCGCCTTTAGATATTAAAAAACGTATGACTATGAAAAAAATGAAAGCCAGAATGGGTGCTAGATTACAAAGAAAAATTAAATTTACAAAAAAATACAATGCGGCATCTAGAAGAGTAGCCGCTTTGAACAAAGCCAGAAGATAATAAACATGTCAGATTTTAAAAAAGATATTCAAAAACTTGCTGAAGACTTAGACAAAAAACAATTAATAAGTCAAAAAATCAGTAGACTTACCGGATATCCTGAAAAGCAAATTCTTGATAAACTATCAACATTAAGTTTAGGGGATTATTTGAACTTGATTTCTAGCACAAAATCAAGTAATATAGAACATATAAAAGATATATTAGACATGGAAAGTACTGGCAATGAAAACAGCATATAGCACAAGCAAACAAAACAAAGATAAACCTTACCCACAATATTCAACTGCTAGAGAGGCATTAGAGCATTTTAAATTTGCTATGGTATTATATAGACATAATCGTTTACCTGAAAGTTATATTCAACATATTAAAAATGAGATTTCTAGATTTGAACAACTCAAAGATGATAACAAACAAAGAATTCATCAAACCAAAGCCGCACTATCCAAAATTGATTCATTAGTTGAAACTGCTGTCAAAAGAAATATAAACAACAAAGATTTTACCACAGCACTCACAACAACCAAAGTTGATGATGGTGTTATAATTGACAAGTATTTGATAAAATTTGATGATTATGAGATACTGTATAACATCACTGATTTACAAGCAAACAAAAAAGTGTATTATAACATATATCTCTATGAAATAGCATACTTACTGGTGTTAAATTCAATAGAAGGATTAACAAAGTCTGCTCCTCAGAATAAAGAATTATTGTCACAAAATACTCAATATGAGCAAGTGTCTAACTCTATTAAAGAACTCAGACACAAGTTACATGATAAAAACACAGAAGAATCTGAAATATTAACAACAAAATCACTAATAAATAAGCTAAAAGACCAGATTAAAGTGATTAAACAAGTGGTTAATGCACAATACAAACACAAGATAAATGCCAATCAAGCATAAATAAAAATGTTATGAAATTAAATGATCTACAAACACAATATGAATCTAAAATTTCCAGAATAAATCGCTGGTTAGAAGAAACATACGGCTTTAAAGTATTTGACCAAGTAGAAGTTGAAAAACTATATCAAGTCAAATCAGAACTAGATGCACAAAGAGAGCAACTTAAACACAGCTTGCCTTTTAATTCGTATCATCAACATCCTGAGTATGCTAAAAACATTTTACTCAGTGAAGCAATTGTACTAATGATAGGACAAGTGCCAGATGAAATGGTTGATCAGATGAAGAATAAAGATAATGACAACTGTGGTTGCGGTGAAACACCGTGCGGTTGCGGAAATGCACATGGCGAAGAATCACCAATATCAGGTGATGAAGAAATGGGCGAAAGCACAGAAGTTGTTAAAGAAGCTGATGATTTAGAAAAAGCAGAAACAGTTTTAGCAAGTCAGCAATTAGTAGATGAATTTCAAGGAATGATTGAAGACCTAGGTAAAATGCAAAACGAAACACTAGGTGCAATTGTTGACAAAATGACATACGAATTTGGTGCAGATGCGGCATCACAGTTTAACACTGCAATGAACGATACACTTTCAGCAATGCTAGACAGTGCTAGACAAGCCAAAGAACAAGCACAAAACGAAGTATTAAAAATTCAAGGTGAACAGCCAGCTTCAACAATGGATACTGATGATGCAACAGATGATGTTGATGATTTAGATCTTGATGGACAGGATTCACTAGAATTAGATTCTCCAGACAGTGATCAAAAAACTGCTGGTGATGATTCAGCATCAGGTCCGGTAGATGAACCACTTGGCAGAGCCAAGAAATCATAATGCGTATCAACGAAATTACTGAAAACTATGTAGATAAACTCCAGGCAGATGTTATGAATCTGTTAATGAGTATGTTGGCATCAGGAGAAACTGAAATACCAACTGACAGTCTAGTTAAAGAATTAAATCAATTAGGCTATAGTGTGACTCCCAATTCTTTAGCAGATGTTGTAAAAAATATGAAACTGGTTAAAAGTATTAATCAAGACAAGATTGTTTTACAACAAGATCATAACTTGACACAATATTCAAAAGATGCTACAATGGATAATGAAAAAACAGTTTCAAAACTGGCTAAAAAAACCATTGATAGAGATCTTTAAAAGTGTCATTACTAGTAGAAAAATTTCCATATAAAAATTTTAAAAGAACCACAATAGAAGGTAAAAGATATTACGTAGGTGAGGATAATAATCCAGTACCAAGTGTAACTACAATTCTGAGTGCTACCAAAGATATGACAGCACTCAATCAGTGGAAGAAGCGAGTAGGACAAGCAGAAGCACAGCGTATTGTGACTGAGTCAGCAAACTTAGGAACAGTTACTCATCAGCATTTAGAAAATTACATCACCGGCGAACCTCGCCCCACCGGCGGAAATCTTGTTTACCAACAAGCCAAGCAACTCAGTGATATTATTATTGAAAATGGAATGAAGGACATAAACGAAGTATGGGGTATTGAACAGCATCTTTGTTTTCCTAATTTATATGCCGGCACAGCAGATATGGTATGTGTCTATAAAGGTCAGCCTGTTATTGGCGATTTTAAAACTTCTAGAAAAGTTAAAAAACGTGAATGGATTGAAGATTATTTTATGCAATGTGCCGCTTATGCGTTAGCACACAATGAAGTGTATGGCACAGATATTCAAGCCGGCGTAATTTTTATTGTGTCACACAGCGGTGAATACCAGCAGTTTTTAGTAGAAAAAAGCGAATTTAACCGTTATATAGACATGTGGCTTGACAAAGTAGAACAGTTTTACAAAATCGCTAAATAGTAATGTTAAGGTAAAAACAAATGACTACTACATATGTAAGATTAAAAAACAGAAGAGGAAACAAAGCTGATCTGCCAACACCTCTTGCTGAAGGTGAACTAGGGTTTGCTCTTGATACTAGAGAGCTGTATATTGGCGGTGGAAATCAAGATTCTAAGAATCGTATGGTGCAGGTTAATAATTTTTTAAATGCACAAAATCATACACAGAGCGATATTAATACTAGATTAGTTGTTTTTAAACTTGCTGAAACTGAAAGTGTTGTTGGTGATGGTACAAATTCAAATTTGTCTATTCTGAATTCTAACACACCACTTTCACTGCCAAGTACAAAATCAACACCAGTACTTGCCGAAAATGTAGTGGTTACTAAATTTAATATCAATAATATTCCAGAAACGATTAGTAATACAATTTACACTGTTAGTACCGCCGGAACAGACTTACATATTGATTTAACATCAACTAGTATTCCTGAAGCTAATTCGGTAATAGTAGTGTCAAAATGGACTACTGATGAAATTGTATCAGAAATTGCTAATGCAGTGCCTTCAATTGAAACAGATCAATCATCTGCTAACAACCAACTGTATATTGATTTAACCACAGGCACTGGTTGGATTGATGTTGGTGCTACCGGCAACCAGGCCAGTGTAATCAGTGCTGTATCAAATTTGGATATCATTGCATCAGCCGATACTAATACCAATTTAAATATTTTAGGATCTATTTCAGATTTACCTTACAGTAGTAGATCAATTGAAGTTGATGGAAATCTTTTAGTTGATCTAGATTCACCACAACAGGCAGTAAATCTTGTGACATTTTTAAATGCTTCACAAGGAGTCAATGAGTCTACGGTTGCTAATAATATTAAAATTTTTACACAAGATTCAAGACCATCTTTTGAAAACAACGTTTTTGTTAATGAAAATTCTTTATTAAAATTAACTGCCACTGCTAACGCAACAACCAATTTGATTTCCTTTGATGTGTCTGATACGGATACAATGTTTTTTGACTACAGTATTCAGTTTGGATCAGACAAATCAATAGGAACAATGAGAGTAATTACAGACGGTTCAACTGTGTCATTTGTTGATGACAGAACAGATATCAATGACACATCAGATATAACTTTCAATTCAAGAATAAGTGGTACTACAATTATTGTTGAGGCAATAAATGCAAACGTAACCACAGATGCTAGAATAAGTTACATATTAAAACGCTGGTTAACTTCATAAATCTGTAGATAATTATTTTTTATCCACACGATTATTGATAAATTACTCAGAAAAATTGTTGACAATGGCGCTGGATAGCTGTACAATTAAAAATAAGGAATTGAGCTAATAATGAACAAAGAAAAAGAACTATATATTGTTAAAAGAGACGGTCGTAAAGAGTTTCTTGATATTAATAAAATCCACAAAATGACAGAAGCCGCATGTGAAGGCTTATCAGGAGTATCATCTTCTCAGGTTGAAATGAACTCCGGATTACAATTCACAGATGGAATGACAACGGATGAGATTCAAGAAATTTTAGTTAAATCTGCAAACGATTTAATTGACTTGCAAAATCCAAATTATCAATATGTAGCGGCAAGATTGTTGCTTTTTAGTTTGCAGAAACATGTGTTTGGTAAATTTATGCCTACTGAAGGTCATGTACCTTTGAGATATTTTGTAGCAACAAACATTGAAAGAGGTGTATATGACAAATCAATTTTATCTAAATACACAGACGATGAGTGGAACAAAATTAACAGTTATATCAAACACGAAAGAGATTTAAATTTTACCTATGCTGGTTTAAGACAGGTAGTAGACAAGTATCTTGTACAAGATCGTAGTTCTGGTAAAATATACGAAACACCACAATACATGTATATGATGATTGCAGTAACATTATTTGCTGATTATCCGGTTGATCAGAGACTACGATATATCAAAAAATACTACAATGCTATTAGTCAATTTAAAATTAATATTCCTACTCCGGTAATGTCAGGTGTTAGAACACCAATGAGGCAATTTGCTAGTTGTGTTTTAGTTGAGGTTGATGACACATTACCATCAATTTTTTCTAGTGACATGGCCATAGGTAGATATATTGCACAAAGAGCCGGTATTGGAATCAACGCCGGAAGAATTCGAGGTATTAACTCTAAGATCCGAGGAGGTGAAGTAGCACATACTGGTGTGGTACCATTCTTAAAAAAGTTTGAAGCCACAGTAAGATGTTGCACACAAAATGGTGTACGTGGTGGTAGTGCTACTGTTCACTTTCCAATATGGCATCAAGAGATACAAGACATTTTAGTTTTAAAAAACAACAAAGGCACAGAAGATAATAGAGTTAGAAAACTAGACTATTCAATTCAACTCAGTAAATTATTTTATGAAAGATTTTTAGAAGGCGGAGACATCACATTGTTCTCGCCGCATGATGTACCAGATTTATATGATGCTTTTGGTACTCCAGAATTTGACGAGCTGTATTGCAAATATGAACGTAGCAAAAAAATTGATAAAAAAACTATACCAGCACAAGAACTATTTGGTGACCTTTTAAAAGAAAGAGCAGAAACAGGTCGTATCTATATTATGAATATTGATCATGCTAACTCGCATAGCAGTTTCCAAGACAAAGTAAACATGTCAAATCTTTGCCAAGAAATTACTTTACCCACAGTTCCGGTACAACACATTGACGGAGATGGTGAGATTGCATTATGTATTTTAAGTGCAATCAATGTAGGAACTCTAAAAGATTTATCTGAACTGGAAGAGCTGTGTGATTTGGCTGTAAGAGCTTTAGATGAAATTATTGACTATCAACAGTATCCGGTAAAAGCCGCAGAAATTTCTACAAAAGCCAGACGTAGTTTGGGTGTTGGTTATATTGGCCTAGCACACTATCTTGCTAAAAATCAAGTCAAATACAGTGATGCTGAAGCACTACCTGTAGTGCATGAGCTTACAGAAGCATTCCAGTATTATTTGATCAAAGCATCATCAGAGTTGGCTAAAGAAAAAGGCAAATGCGAATATTTTGATAGAACCAAATATGCATTGGGTCAAATGCCAATTGACCATTACAAAAAAGAATTAGATGAACTTTGTAATACCAAATTAAAACTAGATTGGAAAAGTCTTAGAAAACAAGTAGCAGAAACAGGTCTAAGAAATTCTACTCTAAGTGCTCAGATGCCTTCTGAAAGCTCAAGTGTTGTATCAAATGCAACAAACGGAATTGAACCACCTAGAGGATATTTGTCAGTTAAAAAATCCAAAAAAGGACCTTTAAAACAAATAGTTCCTGATTATGCTAGACTAAAAAACTTTTATACACTGCTTTGGGACATGCCATCAAACGATGGGTATATAAACATTGTTGCTGTGATGCAGAAGTTTTTTGATCAAGCCATTTCGGGTAACTGGAGTTATAATCCTACGCACTTTGAAAACAACGAAGTTCCTATGAGTGTGATGTTTAAAGATTTGCTTACAACTTATAAACTAGGATGGAAGACAAGCTATTATCAAAACACATACGATTTTAAAACTGACGCCAGTGTTGAAGTTGAAGAAACACCAATACAGAATGCGGCAGACGAATTTGCAGAAAATCCTCAGTCAGAAGCAAACGTGAATGTAGAAATAGAAACAGATGATGCATCATGTGATGCTTGTGAGATATAAATAAACGCTATGAGTAAAACCATTTTTAACAGAAAAGATGTTGACTTTACTAAAGAGCCTATGTTCTTTGGTGAAGACCAGAATGTACAAAGATATGATATTTTTAAATATCCAGCATTAGACAAACTCAATCAAACAATGTTGGGATATTTTTGGAGACCAGAAGAAGTGAGTCTACAAAAGGACAGATCAGATTATGCTAATTTTCGTCCGGAACAAAAACACATATTCACATCTAATTTAAAATATCAAACATTACTAGACAGTGTACAAGGCAGAGGACCGTGTTTGAGTTTTTTACCTTATGTATCAAATCCAGAACTAGAAGGTTGTATAATCACTTGGGATTTCTTTGAAACAATTCATTCACGTAGTTATACACATATCATGAAAAATGTGTATGCTGATCCTAGTGAAGTGTTTGACACAATTCTTAATGATGAGCAGATTATCAAAAGAGCTATTTCTGTAACTGAAAACTATGACAAGTTTAGCAAAATGGCAGAAGATTATTTTGTCAAAGGCAAAGGCGATATCAAAGAAGTTAAAAAACAGTTGTACCTTGCTATGGTTAATGTAAACATACTTGAAGGTTTGAGATTCTATGTGTCATTTGCTTGTACGTTTGCGTTTGGTGAATTAAAACTGATGGAAGGTTCAGCAAAAATTATTTCGTTAATTGCTAGAGATGAATCACAACATTTGGCACTGTCAACACACATTATTAAAAACTGGCAACAGGGTGATGATTCAGAAATGAAAAAAATTGTCAATGAAAACAACGACACAGTGTACAACATGTACAAGCTCTGTGTTGAAGAAGAAAAAGCCTGGGCACGACATCTTATGAAAGACGGTTCTATTATTGGTCTTAACGAAACTTTATTAGACAGATATGTAGAGTTTATTGCAAACAAAAGATTAAAAGCAATTGGTCTTGATCCAATTTTTGATCAGCCAGTAACACAAAATCCATTACCATGGACACAGCATTGGTTAAGCAGTGCTGGATTACAAGTTGCACCACAAGAAACTGAAGTAGAGAGTTACATTGTTGGTGGTGTCAAGCAAGATGTAACTAAAGATACATTCAAAGGCTTCAAACTCTAATGTATCTGGAATGGATAAAAATCTCAGAACAGCAAGAACTTGATTCTATACGTGAAGCAAGAAGACAAACAAGAAAAACTAAACATATGCAGAAACGCAAAGGCAGGATTGATCCAAGAACAAATCGTCCTGGGAAAAGGAAATAACTATGATATCAAAAATTTATAACAATAATGAAATAGTTACAATAAAACTAGGTTCCGGCGAAGAAATTATTACAAAAGTTGTTGATGATAACGGTCAAGCAATGATAATTTCAAAACCTATTGTGCTAGTGGTAACACCAAAAGGTGCCGCTATGACACAATTTTTAATGATGCAAGACATGAACGAAACAGTTGAGCTTTCAAAATCTCAAATTGTTTGCATTACAAAAGCAAACAAAACAGCATCAGATCAATACATACAGACTACAACAGGAATTAAGCCAGCAGTGTCTATTCCTACTCCAGAACAAAACTGGGGACCATCTTTTGAAAACAAAGTCAGTACTTAAAACAGTACATAAATAACTGTATGCCAGCAGTAGCAAGATTAGGTGACACATGTACAGGACACGGATGTTTTCCGCCTAGAGCCAACACAGGTTCAAGTCCAAATGTGTTTGCTGATAATATACTAGTTCATAGACAAAGTGATGCATGGGCAACCCATTGTTGTGTAGTTTGTCATGCTAGTTCGTTGGCCGCAGGATCAGGTTCGGTATTTGCTAACAATTTACAGCTTGGTAGAGTTGGAGATCCTGTTGCATGTGGCAGTTCAGTAGCCACAGGTTCAGGTACAGTTTTTGCAGGAGGGTAATAATGGTAAGAAGAACAATATCAGGAATTGGATTTGATAATTTTAATTTTCCAACAGACATCACTGCTGTCACAACACCATTGACTGATGTACAAGCAGATCTAATAAACACCGGTGCCCTTGATCAAGTTCAATATACAGATCCTTTTGGTAGAACGTCAACTGCTTACAAAGGGTTTCAAAATCCTCATGCACAGCAAGTTTCAGAAATTGCAAGTTTATTAAATGATTCTAAAAAAGATTTACCAGATGGCTGGAATGCTCCTTATGGTTCACGAACTCCGGTACCGGCTTCGGTTTTAGGTACAAGTTCAGATCGTGTGCTAACAGATGCTGAAATCAATGATATTAATTTTGTTGATGATGTGTTGAAAGATTTTACGTATCTAACTAATAGACAAAGCGGAATGGATATTGCAGAGCAGTTGACATCACCATGGTCTATGTTTGGTAATTCAGCATATGGATCTGTTTATTCTTTACCAACTACACCAGGGTTTCCAGGAGGAGTTTCTGTACCAAACATTGGCGGTCTTTTAAGTGCCAGCTCAGCAGTTAATAGACTGGCAACACATTTAACCAATGTGCCAGATACAGGGCCTTGTGCTTTGATTGGCGATGTTATGGAAGCCTTAATGAAAGGTGCAGAAATACTTGCACAAATTCTTAACAAACTCAAAGAAGTATTAGGTTTTCTAGCAAAAATTTTAGGAATATTGGCTCTTGTAAAGTTATTAGCAGATCTAATGAAAAGAAATTTAGAAAATATTGGTAAAACTATAGAAATGCTAAAACAGTTAGCATTGGCTGGTTTGTTAGAACAATTGATGAAAGATCCATGCATGAGATATATCATTGAATCTGTAATTTTAACAGCAGGCACGGTAGAAATATTAAAAAGAACCAATATTTAATTGACAAATCCTTAAATAGTCGTATAATTACAATTACAATGTTGAAGTTGTCATAATAGATTATGCGGACCTCGGGGCAGTACCGAGCAGGTCCACCATAAACACATGGGAGTAGCAAATGCAAGGAACAAATAGACTACCACGCAAACCCATGACAAATGGTGATGAATACGATGTGTTAACCAAAGCACGAAAGTTTTATTGTTATACACAAAGACCCAAAGTTTGTAAAAAGGTCAAGAAAGCATATAACAAAAAAGAACGCAAATGGTTAGATCGTGTGTTTATGATGGGCCTGAACTAGGATTGACGGTAATTTAAAAGGCAATGGAGTTGTTGGTAGGTGACGACCATAAATCGCACAAAACTATAAATGCAGATGAAAATCTAGCACTTGCGGCCTAATTAATTAGGCAGGCGGGGTTGGCAACTTACCTGGCAACAGAAAAGTTGCATTTAGGATTTTAAAAATATGCAAGAAATATTATCACACAGTTTTCCTAGCAAATATGAATACAACATAATTGACGGAAAACTTAAATTAAAAACCAGAACAACATATTTTAATGAAGGACAAATTTGGAAATTTAAAAACACTCGGCTAGGATATTTGTCAATTGCTAAAAATATGTCAACTAGTTTTCTTGAATTTGCACATGAACAGCAGATTTTAGAAAACTATTATGAATATGCTGAACAGATAAATCAAGATAAATCAGTTGATACTGTTTTGGCTTTTATGAGAGATCCTACTTATAGGTATGTATCTGGTTTAACAGAATACATTTGTATGAAATTTGGTAAAAGCATAGCTGACATGAAAAAGCAAGTGCTGGTTGACATTATACAAACACTGATATCTATAAATGATATAGATGAGCATACCATAGAACAAATTCATTTTTTTAGAGACATAGATTTATCCCAGGTCAAAGTTTTTATGATGGATAATAAATTATCTGATCATGATTTATTTAAATGGCTAAATCAACACGGTGTACAATTCAAAACAGATTGTGAAAAACTGCCTCGCTCCAATTCTAGCAAAGGCAATGATCTAAAATTAAAAGTTAGAAGTGTAGTTTTTGGAGTTTGTTTTAGACATCAAAACACAATTCAGCACAAGTGCATTGGTGATTATGAATTGATTAAATACTTTAAAAATAATAATCAGATTGTAAACATATGATTAAAAAAATAACACAATTTTGGAAAGATAGTTACACATCAAACCCAACTGCATTTTATATGGAAATGATCAGTGCGGTTTTTGTTATAACCGGTAGTGCTATACTAACATACACAGTGTTAGATCCAAGACCAGATATATTTGTGCCTTTTTATTTTGTAGGCAGTGTAACAGGTTTAGTTGGTGCTTATCTAAGAACATTGCCATGGGTAATGGTATTAACATCATGGTTTAGTACAATGAATTTGATTGCATTGTATCAACTTTTTATATTATAATATAGACATGTCTAGCAGTATTAACACAAAAATAAAAGAATTAATAAAAAAAATTGAATATGCTGAACAAACCAACGAAGTACCAGAAAAGCAATACAATATAATGATTGATAATTTAAATCAACTTAAGAAAAAACAAAATGAATCAGATAAAGCAACGCATTAAAAATTGGAGTGATGACTTAGGACTATTAGATGGTCATAGTCGGTTAGAATACTTGGTTGATCTAGCCAAAGAATCAACTACAATGTCTCCTGAAAAACGCATCGATGAAAGACTAGTAAGTGGATGTATTAGTAAAATTTGGGTTGATGTTCAAGTAAATGACAATCAAGTCACGGTAGAATATGACAGTGATGCTATGATTACCAAAGGTATAACTAGAATTGTGTGTGAATGTGTAAATGGTAGTACAGTTGAAGATTGTAAGGAAATTGTTCCAGACGATTTTATGGATTTAGGATTTCAACAGTTGTTGTCAGCACAACGTAGAAATGGATTAGGCAATTTAATTAGTACAATTTTGACAAGATTTGACACATTAGCGTCAAAACAAACTAGTTAAATAACACAAAGGAAGGGTGGCTGAGCGGTTGAAAGCACTGGTCTTGAAAACCAGCATAGGGGCAACTCTATCGTGGGTTCGAATCCCACCCCTTCCGCCAGAAAAAAAGAAATAAAGACTTGATCTTTTGATAAAAATTTATTAATATATACATATGACCTACTATGTGAATCAATCCTGTATTATGTGTAAACACACTGACTGTGTAGATGTGTGTCCAGTAGACTGTTTTTACGAAGGTGAAAACATGTTAGTAATCAATCCTCTTGAATGTATTGATTGTGGAGTTTGTGAACCTGAATGTCCAGTTGATGCTATCAAACCCGACAGTTTTGATGAACCTGACAAACAGCACTGGCTAGACATAAACAAAAAGTTTGGAGAACAATGGCCAAACCTAGCAGAAATTATTCCAGCTATGCCTGAAGCAGAAAAATACGCCCCAGAAAATTACAACAAAGACAAAACAGAGTTATTCTCTGAAAATCCCGGAGGAAAAAAAGATGAGTGATAAAAAATTCAGTGAAAAATGGAAAGCTGAAAGAGAAGAAAAAAGAGCCGCCAAGGCCAAAAAACTAGGAAAACAACCCGAGCCAGGACAGACAATTACACAAGCACTTTCTGGAAATCAAATAAGAATTGACTTAGAGCAATTTAAAAATAGACATTTGTTTATTGCCACACCTGCATACGGAGGTATGGTAGGCGAAGCTTATCTTAAAGCCATGGTAAAAGTTGGAATATTATTTAAAACATATGGTTTACACTTTACACTGGCCACAATTGCTAACGAAAGTTTGATCACAAGAGGTAGAAACACTCTTGTTGCTATGTTTATGAGTGATCCTAAATTCACAGACATGATGTTCATTGATGCAGATATTCATTTTGATGCAGAGTCGATTATTAAAATGTGGGCAAAGAATGTTGACTGTATTGTTGGAGCTTATCCAAAGAAAACTATTAACTGGAAAGGTATTCATAAAGCAGTAACAGAATCAAACGCTGATGAAAATGAAATGGTCAAGCATCAAGCCTCATATGTATTAAATATGAGACCTGATGAAAACGGTAGAATTCCAATGACAAACGGTTTAATTCCAGTATATGATGGTGGAACTGGATTTATGATGTTTAAAAGAGAAGTAATTCAAAAAATGATGGACAAATGGCCTGATTTACATTATAAAAATGACTTAAACACTGATCCAAAATATGATCCTTACATGTATGCATTGTTTGATACAATCATTGATCCTGATACTAGAAGATATCTATCAGAAGACTATACATTTTGTAGAAGATACCAAGAACTTGGTGGCACAATTTGGTTAGACCCAACAATCAATCTAGATCATCAAGGCGCTTATCTGTTCAAAGGAAATATTGGTAATCAATTCACAGTCGGAACACCAGTGGAGCAACCAAAAGAAGAAAATTCTTCAGATGACAAGACAGACAAATCAGAATAATAGCTCTTGGATATCATGGACAGTTCCTCCAATACTTGCATTTGATTATATCTTAAAGATAGCTTTTTTTACAGTTGGCTTACCTTGGTTGTTTGGTGTAATAATAACACCTTTGGGGTTTTTGTTTAACTTTTTGATAATAGACTTTTTTGTTTATTCCGGGTACAAAGCAAGAGGTCTATTATGATTTATGCGCCTGTGGTGGAATTGGTAGACACGCTAGACTTAGGATCTAGTGCTTCACGGCGTGGGGGTTCGACTCCCTCCAGGCGCACCAACTGTTATGTTTAAAATACAAGATTTATATCAAATAAAAAATAAAAAAATCACACATATTCCAAAAAAGAAACACACTGTGAACTGGATAGGCGGCAGTTGTGTTTATAAGTTGCTAGTCAACAACAAATTGATTCATGTTGGAAGGTCTGACACTTGCAAAAAACATGGCGGCGCCGAAAAAACCAGAAAAGCTGTAGTACAACTGTTAGGATGGGAAGATCATAATCCAGGTATTTCCACTACAAAAATCTGGAAACAATTAAAAGAATCTTTAAATCCAGATCTGGATGACATAAGCATAGAAATCATCTTTACAGACAGCATAGATCGAGTGTATAATAAAGAAAGTAAAAATGTTTAAGAATCAAGACAAACTGTTACATTTAGTAATGAAAGAACTGTGTAGTTTTGCTGAAAAGCAAATCTTTAAGCAGTACCCTGACAATGTTTACAAATCACTACAGTATCTTGCCAACAATACTAAACAAATGAAACTGGAATATCAGGAGTTAAATACTATATACAAATGGTATAAACTTGATAGACCAAAAAGAAAACAACCAAAAGATATTGCCGAGAGTATGATGTATTACGAACAAGATACAAAAATGTTAGCCAGAGCAGTATCACTTCGAAAATTTAGCAAAAGATTATTTAAAGGAGGAGACTATGTCCCAGAAATCCAGCCTAATCAGGCATCACAGAAATCTATCAGAGAAGGTAGAAACACTAGAAAAGCAACGACTATATAAGCGTTCTTTTGAACACAAAGCAGAATTGCTAAAATTAAAGAAGGAAAAATTAAAAATCAAAGAACAGATTGATAATATTAAATAGCATATCATGTACGAATATAGATGTAAAATATTAAGAGTAATTGACGGAGACACTGTAGATGTTGATATTGATTTAGGCTTTGGTGTTTGGATGCACAAAGAACGTGTGCGTTTGCATGGAATAGACACACCAGAATCAAGAACCAGAGACAAAGTAGAAAAAAAATATGGATTGATGTCTAAGCAGTTTGTCAAAGATCACATGCCGGTTGGCTCTGCTCAAACACTAGTAACCATAAAAGATGCCACAGGAAAATTTGGTAGAATTCTTGGCAAGTTCAAATTAGAAGACGGAACAATTCTTAATGAGCTTATGATAAAAAAATATCATGCAGTGGCATATCATGGTCAGTCCAAAGACGATATTATAAACGAACATTTAAAAAATAGAAAACGTCTTGAAAACTAAATGTCTAACACTTTGGACCTACATGGTTATACCACATGGGAAGCATGGAAAACATTTAAATCGTGGATAACTGACAAGCAAAAGAATCAGTCAATTAAAAAAGTTGTTGTAATTACCGGAGACGGGGAAATCAAAAAAGAATTCAAGAAATGGTGTGAACCATTAAATTTTATTAGAGCAGTAGAATTGCACAGCACCGGCGGTGCATTTGTGATATATTTTTATAAAAACCGGAGAGAAATGTATGAAGGTAGTTTTAGTAACTGGAGGGTTTGATCCTTTACATTCGGGTCATATTGAATATTTTAAAGAAGCAAAGGAATTAGGTGATATTCTTTTAGTTGGAGTTAATTCTGATCAATGGTTAGTTAACAAAAAAGGAAAAGCATTTATGCCTTTCAAAGAAAGAGCATTAATAATACAAAATTTATCCATGGTCGATGGTATAGTAGCATTTGATGACAGCGATGGGACGTCATGTGGTGCTATATATAAAACACTAGCCACTGTTAAAGTTGATCAATTGATTTTTGCAAATGGTGGAGATCGTACAGAAAGCAATACTCCTGAATATTTGACATATAAAGATCGTGTTAAATTTGTCTACGGTGTAGGTGGCACTGATAAAAAAAACAGTTCCAGCTGGTTGCTTGAAAATTGGTCTCAACCAAAAGTTGAAAGACCATGGGGTTGGTACAGAGTGTTGCAAGATCGCCCCGGATACAAAGTCAAAGAACTAGTAATTAATCCTAAATCAAGTTTGAGTATGCAACGGCATTTTAAAAGAGCAGAGCATTGGTATGTGTTAAAAGGAACCTGTCATATCAAAACAGATGGTGTAGCAGGAATTCAAGAAAATAAAGTAGAACCACACAGCACATTCTCAATAGGCAAAGAAGTATGGCATCAAGGACAAAATAAAACCAATTATTTTTGTCATATATTAGAAGTACAGTATGGCAAAGAATGTGTTGAAGATGACATTGAAAGAAGATACGGCGGCGGATTTACTGTTGACGAAATGGTAACCACAACCAAAAATATCATACAAAGCTAGATGTACGTTTTTTGCATAACTGCCATAGAATATTAGCACTAGAAAAATCCAATTTTTTGTCATAAATTAATATTGAGAATAAAAAAGTTTTTCTAACAGCATTGTTAAAAAAATTGAGTACTATTAACTCAAGGCTACTGCCTTGTGGCAAAAAGGAGCAACAGATGAAGAAATTTTTAAAGTTTATCATGTCAATTCAGAAGTTACACATAATTGGCAACAAGAAAAATGTAAAAGAAGCATTCAAATACGTGTACTAATATGTGGCCTTACACTGAAGAAGAACTTGAATTTATAAATGGAAAATAGAAAGGACAACACATGCAAAAAGTATTTGAACATACTGCTAGAAGTCTCAGTCAGTTTACTAGTTTTATTAACAGCATTTTTACTAATAACGATGAAAACATTATCGATTTTTGTAGAGCTGAATATGGACGTGACTGGCAGTGGGCGTATTCTACTTACAAAAAGCAAGGAAGATTCCCAAATCACCTTGACACATATAGAAAAGCCGCATAATGCCTAAGTTTACTAACGAACATTGGGGACAGGCATTTCGAATGTATTGTAACACAACTGCCTGGGGTTACAAACCAACTTATAAACAATCAGGCAACAAACACACAGTAACTTGGGAGAACACAGATGAGAAAACCAATATGGGCGGGCAACATCAGAGTATTGCCCAGAAGCAAAAGGATATAAAAAATGTCAAAAATACTTAACTTTTTTACAGGATTATTTTCCTTTGACTACTATGATTATAGAAGAAAAGCTGAAGAAGAGTATCTTGCTCAATCAGTAGATCACTATGATCTTGAAAGACGTCAGCGTGAGTTGGCAACAAAAAAATTAATTTAATTTAGCGTCAAAAATAGCATTGACGCTAAATACCTTCATATGAAAATCAGTCATAATCCGTTGGTAAAAGTCATTGTTAAGGCTAGAATGTTCTATGCTGACATACGAGGTCATCATGGAAAAAGATGGAACTACGAGCCTAGTAGATACTATTTGGGTATGGCTAAGTCCAAAAAAGCTAAAAATATCTAATTATTTAACTGGACCGAGTATTTCAAAGCCATCAAACTTTGATTTGTATTCGTCGGCACCGCCAAGATACAACCATTTGTATCCAAGATTTTTGTATAAAGCACATTCGTTTTCAAGAGTCTTAAATCCTAGTTTGAGTTCTGGATTTTTGTAGTCCCATGCAAATTGAAATGCTTCTACATTCTGCTCATCTTGGTAAAATCTTTTAATCAAGCTAAAAGCTACTAGGTTGTTATAGTGATAATATCCTATAACATCCATGTTTGGATCAAGGTATTCACTGTCAAAGATAGGTACAACACTTTTGAATTTTTTATGTTTGCAATATTGATAATAAATTGAATTCAGTTTGTCAATATTGGGATGGTCAATAAAGTCCCAATCAACACACCCAAGTTGATAGTTTGTTTTTTCTAAGTTTATTCTAGCATACAACATTTGTTACTTGACTTTTTTCTTTTATTTATATACAATAAATACATAAAGAACAAGAATAAAAATGGATATCTATACAATATACGCTGATCATAATGAAACTGTTGATGCTCGAACATTTGTTTTAAAAATGAGAGCATTTTTAGACATGCTTGTTGACCAGAAAAAAATGGTTTCATATAGAATTACTAGAATGAAATTGGGTTTTAGATCTATGGATTTACCTGAGTTTCGTATTGATATGGAATTTGAAAACATGCAACAGTTAGATGATGCAATGACTAATGTGTTAAAAAACAAAGATAATATTGAACAAAAGCATGTAGGATTTAATCAGTATGTTGATGTAGAAACAATACAGCATTTTTTATATAGGGACTTTCCAGATGACATATAAAGTAAACAGTTGGACAGAATTTCAACCATTGAAAACTCTAATGGTAGGATCTGTTTACAAGCAGAGTTTCTTTGATGGTATTAAAAATGATACTATTAGAGAAGGTTTAAAAGAAATAGTAGGTAGCACAGAAGAAGATATTGATAATTTTAAAAAGGTTATCAAAGATAAAGGCATTGAGTTGATACAATATACTCCAGATGAGTTAGGATATAAATCAAGCATACTCGATTATATTGACAACTCAGGAAGGATGGGAACACAAAACAATTTAAGTAGAGATGGATTCCAAAATGGAATACCAATTCCACCGTTGGCTGTAAGAGATGATGCAATTGTTATGGGAAATAAATTTCTTATTACTGATCCTTTCCCATATCAAATGCAACAAGCTCTTCCAGAGTATAAAAAACAATTTGCTAATTTTATTGATACAACAGTTATTGATGAGAAAGTTGAATTTTCTCGTTCAGTTAAAAATATAAAAAACTGGGCAAAGAAAAATAGGTTGCAGATTGAAGAAGAAGATATTGCAAGATTACAAAATGAACAAAAATTACAATCTTTTTGTGCACCAAATTTGACTAGACTTGGTAAAAAAATATTAGTTGATGTGTGGCAAGCACCTCATATAATTGAAGAATTTTTAGAAAAATATTATCCAGAATATGATTATCAAAAGATTTTTATTGGTGGGCATAACGATAGTGTGTTTACAGTTCTGCGTCCAGGCTTAGTAATTGCATCTGAATGGTTAAAACCATATGCTGATATTTTTAAAGACTGGGATATTATTTGGTTTCATGAAACAGATTGGCAAAGAGTAGTTAACAAACAAGTTGGTATGAAGTATAATAATTCTGGATCGTATTGGTTTCCAGAAAAAGATAATAATGAACAGTTAGAAAATTTTATTAATAACTGGTTATCAACTTGGCACGGTTATAGTGAAGAAACAATCTTTGACGTTAATGTGTTGATGTTAGATGAAAATACTTGTATTGTTAATAGTAATAGTTCTTTCTTATTAAAAGAGTTAGAAAAAAGAAAAATTGAACCAATTGTTGTTCCTTTAAGAAATAGATTCTTTTGGGATGGTGGCTGGCACTGTAATACTCTTGACATTTACAGAGAAGGCAATTGCGAAGACTATGGTCTCTAAACAAGAAATACAGGATTGGATTTTTAATACACTATCAACACCTACACCAATTTTTAATAATCTGCCGGCTTGTCCATATGCTAAAAAAGCCTGGTTAGATGGAAAAGTAGAAATTGTTGATAAAGATTGGCAAATATTTGATTTTTCGTTGTTATTAACAGGCAAATACGACTTGTACATAATACCTTGTAATTCAAATTTAGAAGTAGAAGCGTTTGATCATTTAGTTGAACAAGTAAGAGAACATGTTGGCAACCAATACATTGTATTAGATGACCACCCAGATCACAAAGAACAAGTAAAAGAAATTGACTTAAATTTTGGTAAATGTCCTTTGATTTTTGTCCAATCTAGAGAAAAATTACAAGAAGCTAGAAAGTTCTTAGAATCAAAAGATTACTATAAAAACTGGGATCCAGAATACAAAAATGAAGTAACTGGGTTATAGATTGACAATTTTCAATTTCTATAGTATTATTAACACAATGTTTAACAAAGGTCTTGACGTCAACCCTTCTAATTCTGCCGTCTTTATATAGGAGAAAAACAATGGGAAAATTTTATTCAACTAAAACTTACGGCAATGACAGAGGATTGTCATGTGCGTTTAGACAATGGCGAGCAACACACTCGCACTGCTCATTGATTCATGGGTACAGTTTAGGATTTAAGTTTACATTTGAATGTGATGAGCTTGACGACAGAAATTGGGTGATGGATTTTGGCGGCCTTAAAGAAATGAAAAAATGGTTAGAACACATGTTTGATCACACTCTTTGTGTTGCCGAAGACGATCCTGAAAAAGAAAAATTACTATCTTTGTCAATGTCAGATCCAATGATTGCTGATGTAAGAATAGTTCCAAGTGTTGGTTGTGAGAGATTTGCCGAAATGGCTTATTTAAAAATGGCAGACATTCTTTTGAAATCTGCACAAGATAAAACATCACTTAATCCTACTGTACGTGTTAAAAGCGTTGAATGTTTTGAACATAGCAGTAATTCAGCCATATATGAACAATAAATAATAACATGTTCTTAATCATATTGACATTATTGTCAGCATTATCAATCAGTGCGGTAGCAATCTATTACAGTATTGCTGGACTGGCCGCTATCTTTGCCGGTGCTGTGATACCTATTATGGTTATGGGGTCTGTGTTAGAAGTTGGTAAATTGATTACTGCTTCATGGTTATATCAAAACTGGAGTCATGCTCCTAGGCTATTAAAATATTATCTGAGCTTTGCAGTTTTTGTATTGATGTTTATTACGTCAATGGGTATTTTTGGATTCTTGTCAAAAGCACACATTGAACAAACCAGTATGAGCACAGAACAGATTGCATTGATTGACACATTAGATGACAAAATTTCAAGGTCAAATTTAAAAATAGATCGTTGGACAGGCGAACTAGATCGCTTGATGAAAGGCGAAGATGTCAGAGTAGACAATCTAATTGCACAAGAACAACAAGTACTAGATGGCATATACACAAAAATCAAACAAGAAAAAGATGATATTCGAGTAGATTTTGATAAACAAATTGAACTACAGAACAACAGATTAAAACAAGCACAAGAACGTAAAGAGGCTGACATAGCCGCGGCACAAGAACGTTATAAAACTGCATTTAGTAAAAAAGGTTTAGATGAAGCAATAGCCCAAGCCAAAGCAAATGAGCTTTCTGTTGCATCAGCAGTACAAAAAGAAATACTACAGATTAATAATGCGTTAAATGATACACTTGCTGGTGTTGACAGCAAATATGCTGATGAAATTACAGATATACAAAACAGAATACAAGATCTAAGAAATCAAGCAAATACCAAAACACAAGATATTGATGTTAGAATTTCTGAACTTGAAACTTTTATTGACACAGAGCAAACAGCAATTGACGGTGTTAGAGAAGAAAAATTTTTATATGAAAAAGAATACAGAAAATTAGAAGCAGAAGTTGGGCCTATCAAATACATTGCAGAGTTTATATATGGTGAAACAGCAGACCAGACACTGCTTGAAGAAGCAGTTCGTTGGGTAATTATCATTATTATTGTTGTGTTTGATCCACTTGCAGTCCTAATGCTGATTGCGGCCAATTACAGTATCAAAAGAAAGTATGGAAAAACACTAGAAGATTATGCTGATAGTTCTTTTAAATCTAAAAGATCAGATATTAAAAAAATGAAGCAGGATCTTGCTCGTTTCAATGAGCTAAAAGAACATGAAGACCATTTCAAAGAATATGAACAAGCTCGTGCTGAAAAAATAGATGCTAACGAACCTCCAGAATTTGATAACACACCAATGACTGAAGAAGAAGAGTATAGAAACGCTGGCATCAGCAAAAAAGAAATACAAGAGCTCAAAGAAAAAGAATTTGAAAAACGTGAAGAAGAATGGAAAGAAAGTTTAGAAGAAATATCAAAACAAGCACGTGACGAAGATAATGAAAAACCAGATAATCCAGAACAATCAGAACTTTTTGAAAAATCATCTATAAATTTAGACGATGTAAAAAAAAAGGATTAGAAGATCCTGAAATTGTACAAAATCCAAGAAAATTTTTTGAAAACAAGAAAACACCTGAAAAAAGAACACTTGACATCAAAGAGAATGTTAATATAAAATTAAATGAAGTAAAGAAAAGAATAAACATGGAAGGCATGAACAAAGTAACACAAGCAACTCTAGATTACGGTCCAAAATCAACAAATGAATACACAAAATCTAAAGAATGGATAAAAAAGTGGTTAGACGATAATAAATGAGCAATACAGTAGAAATGAAATGCTCATTCTGTGAAAAAACACGAGCAGATGCAAAAAAATTAATAGCAGGACCACAGCAAACATTTATATGTGATGAATGTGTGGTACTGTGTTATGATATTCTAAAAGAAAACAAAACTCCAGATGAAGTTGGAGAAATTGTTGTTCCGGATCCTAAAAAATTAAATGAATTTTTAAATCAATATGTTATTGGTCAGCAACAAGCAAAAAAAATTATCAGTGTTGCAGTATACAATCATTACAAAAGAATATTTAATAATCTATCAACAA